CCACGCTCTGCAACAAATGCTGAAGTACCAGGTGCTGAGTCAACCTGATCAAAGAACTCCCAGTAGCGTGTTACAGCTTCTGTTGATGTTGAGTTTGTTGACTTAGAAACTGCAGCTGAACCTGTGTATAGGTCTTCAAAGTTGATTGTTGATCTTACAACACCGTTTGAAACGCCTGATGTAGCACCAATTGCTGTAACCTTCAAGTATTGTGAACCAACCTTTAGCCTGTCACCTACTGTTAGAAGATCTAGCTGTGTGTTTAGCTCTGTGTTTGCTAGTGAGTTAGCAGCAGCTGTTGAACCAAGTGTAATTGTAAATGTGGCACTTGAACCAGCTGATGTGTTACCGTTTGTTGAGTTGGCACCAGCTGTTGAGTTAGCAACCTGTAGTCTAATTACCGATGTATTTGGGAACTGGCCACCACCAACAACTGTTACTGCCGTGATACCACCGGTTGAGTTTGTTGTGATTGTGCAGTTGCCTGTGTTTGATGCACCATTTGATAGCACAATAACATCTGTATTATTGTAACCAGAACCACCAGCTGATACTGTGATTACTGTTGCATTTTGTGATGCTTGAGTTGCTGTCAGTGTGCCTGTATTTGCACCAACACTTACTGCAAAGGACAGTGTGTTGTTTGCATTGCTTACAGAGGACATTACATTTGATTGGTAGGCATTTGCAGAGTCGCAAATGGAAACCTTTAGTGAGTTACCAATTGAACCAGGACACTTGGCGCGGTAAATTGCACCCTGTGAAGCACCTGTGGTTTTTGTTAGGTAATCATCCAAATTCTGAACCTGTAGGTCAACGGCAGCTGTTGTGTTTGCATATGCGTTATATGCATTTGCGTCTGCAGCACGGACAACATATAGCTGGTTGCCATATGCTAGGAATGAAGATGCGACATGGAAAGTTTCAAAGTTGTCATCACTTGGCTTACCAAATGTTTTGACAAGTTCAATTTCTGAAGACATGTTTGCGCGTTCGTTTACTGGACCCCAGCGGAAAGCACCTGCAATACCACCTTCTGTAGTAGATACGGCAGGGACCACTGTTGTCAAGTCGATTTCGCTTACGTTTACGCCTGGGCTAACTTGAAATGGCATTGCGATTCTCCTCGTAGACAAATCTATTGAATAAAGCTACTGAAATTATTTATAAATTCCCTGGGTTCATGTTTAGGACGCCAACATTTTATCAAAATTGGACGTATATTTGATAACCGATTCGTCTGCAAGTTCATGTCTTCCATCGTCTACCATACCAAATGGGAGGAGGTCATCATCAGCAGCTTGTGGGATTCCGTTGAGCAGATGTTGTCGAATATCAATACTTGTTAGCTCCTTAAAGAAGTTTTGTGTTGACATCCAGGCAAAAAGGACTAGCGTCATCGCCAAGTCATCATTCTTGCCATATTCTGCTTCATAGGATGTACCTTTACTTATAAAAGTGGTAAGCTCATGTAAAATATCATAGTCGTAATTTAGCAGCTTATTTTCTTCTATTAGCATTTTTAGAGTAGCACATCCAATAGCCTTAACTTGTTTAGATGTTTTAATGCCAAATTTTGAGCCAGCTGCATTGAATCCACTCGTCAAAACCTGTCCTGATTTTGACTGGGCTGTTTTAAGAACATTTTCATTCTCCAAATCATAGTTTAATGTATCAGCTACCTGTTGCCCATTATCGTTTGTTTCAACTAGAATGTAGGCATTATTGTAGTTTCTAGCCACATTATCAACAGTTGATGGAAATAATAAATGGGATATCTTATTGTTTCTATATGTGGCTACAATTTGATATGGGAACTGAGTGACATCTACGACAGAAAATGCTGAATAGTCAGCACCAGTACCTCTAGAGGTATCCACCGACATAGCATACAAATGGTCCTTTTCAGGCAGCTTGTATATCTTTAGGTCACTATGTTCTTCAATTGGAGGTAGGAATGTCATTCTTCGTAGCGCACCACCACTAATTAGTGTATTGGATGAACCTAAAAACTCGCATTCATGCTCCTGCCTAAACTGCTCAGCTGAAGTGTTATTGATTGTTTCCTGCTTCCAAGCATCATCTCTACCTGGAACATCCCACCAATTGACTGCTACTGGCTTATAGCTATTTCTACCATTTTCTGCATCAACCCAAATCTTATAGAATAGCTCCATACCATTTGGGGTAGATGTGATCATTACCTTAGATGTCTTACCAGATGAAATTGTGGGGTAGACAGAAGCAAAGAACTCTTCTTGTAAGTTTGGCTGGACGAACGCAAACTCATCAAGGTAGATTAGGTTGAATGATCCACCACGAACAGCTGATGATGATGTGGCTGATGCAAGGACCTTTGATCCATTCTCTAGTTCAATTGAACCTTTATTCCAGCCACCTGGAACAATACCTTGCTGAAGCCACTTTGGTAGGTTCTCATAAGCAAGCTTGATTCTTGATAGGATTTCTCTAGCCTGCTGGAACTTGTTAGCAAGGATAGCAACATTGTATGTTGGATTGAATAAAATTGACCAGAGGATAATGCCAACAACTGTAGTAGTCTTACCAGTCTGACGAGGCATCTTACATATGACAAATCTGTTATCCATGACTGTATCAACAATATCATCTTGATATGCATACATGTCAAAATTAATTAATCCACGATCGATGTGTATAATCTTAATGTAGTTTCTTACAAAATACTTTGGGTCTTTAGAGCACTTGATATACTCTGCAACCTGCTCCCTGGAAAATTCCATAGGAGAGTTAGCAGCTTTGAGCTTAGGATTACCCTTATAAGAAGTAATGGAAGATTTAGTTTTGATCGCTCTCGATATAGCCATCTTGTTGGTCTCTGAGCATCTTTTGTAATTCGGCTGTAGACCCAACAAACAAGTTGTTTGTTACATTCTGAGGACCCTCTAATTGAGGTGCCTTTGGGTCTTCCTTTTGTAGGACTTTTTTAGTTCTTTGAAGCTCTAGGAGATCTTTATTTGTTTCTGCCATTGTCTTCATTAAAGCGGCAGCAACTTCATATGCTCTTGGATGCTCACTACCACTTGCAATTGTCAGAATTCCATCTAGAGCGTTTTGCCCCTTATGGATAAGCTGACGCATATTATCTCTAGCATAATCAAAGTCATCCTGAACTGTTTCATCAGGTAATGTGTCCATAGTAACTTCCTCCTCTTCCTTCACTGCAACTGGAAGTGGTGTCATATCAAGGGCGCTTGAGACGCTTTTCATGGTTTCTTTATGTTTAAGTATCTGGGTCATTGGTTGGATCATCTACTGGAAAATCAGGGTTGGTATTAACCGTAACAATAAAGTCCCAGTTATCATTTGAAGCAATATTGGCTACAGGCACTGATAGTGCTGCATTTGTAGTTGGGGAGCCATTGGCTAGCAGACCAGGTCTGACAGATGTAGTTGTGAAGAATAGTCCAGAACCAAGTGCTACAACAAATGCTGCTCCAGTACCTGACGATGTATTACCGTTGGTTGCATTAGATGGAGCTGTAGAGTTTGCAATTTGTGTCCTAATTGTTGATGTATTTGCAAACTGACCCCCAGTCAAGATTGTTAGCGATGTTATTGATCCTGTTGCATTTGTCGTAATTCGGGCAGTACTATTGCTTGTACCATTTGAGAACGTGACAAGTTGGTTATTAACGTAGCCGCTACCAGCATTGGATATTGTTAACCCAGTAACAGCATTTGGTCCACTATTGGCGGTTTCCATATCGCTTTCAAATCCGTCAAGAACAAATGTTCTTGTATTAGCTACGTTAATAATATCCTTATTCTTAACTGGACCAAACAAGTAGCCTTTCATTGTAAAGTTTAATGTGTGGATAATTGTTCTTCTATTTTCATAGGAATCTTCATAGGTATCTTCTGTAGTAATAGTATTCAATACAACTGGAACATCCATACGAATATCAAGGTCATCCACCAGCTTCATTGTGTTTGTCCACTCTGGTGTGAAGTATGGTAGGATTTGCTCAATTAACTGAGTACCATCTTCTGCATTTAAAACATAGATTGATAAATCAAAATCTATGTTCCATGGAACAGGATTATATACAGATCCATTAACTGTATCGCTAGTACCAGGTCCCTTAATCTGGCCCACGGTTGTAAGCTTTCTAGTTACATCATAATTATAGCCAGCAATCTGAAAGCTCATTCTTGGAAGACTAATGGCATCAGGCTTTGTTAGGTTTGGGTCCTGTTGAATTCTAGATAAGAACTTTGCTCTTGGACCATAGGCAATGGGTACCTTGATACGCTTGATAATTGCACCAGCAGTATTCCTTCTCCAAACAACCATATCATTGAACATTGTGCCAAACACAATGACATAGCGTCTAATTGTTTCGTGATAAAATTCGTTGCCAAACATTAGTAGGTATTAGCCTCTGAGAATGGGTTGATTTCAGTAAAGTCAAGAATGTCGTCGCCCTTTGTTTCAAACTCTTCGTTTTGAGCCTGCTTATCAATTGTTGATATATTGAATTGGGTAACAACCTGTGTATTATTAGCCATTGCAAAGCTGAGGTCGTTATATGTGTCGTCAATAATATCGACACCAGTATTAAATGTTTCCTGATTGAACTCAAATAGTTCACAAACAATATCAAATGTTTGTAGGGAACCCATTTGATAGAAGATTGCCTCGTGCTCAACAAATCTAACAACATAACCTTTACTGGTTAGTGGGAAGAAGATCATGTCTCCTTCTTTAGGTCTTGTGCCACCAGTTACCTCGTCGGCAAATGTTCTTCTTGCAACAGTAAATGTAATCCTATCTCTAATTTGTAGACCAAACTTAGATAGGAAGTCCCCCTCGCCCTCAAAGCCTTCAACATTCTTAATATACATTTCAATGGAATATGCATTATTGAAAGAGGCTAGCTCATCTTCCTTGAAGATCTTTTCCTCATTATCAATAGTTCTTGGGCAATACCAAACTTCATGGCCATAGATCTTAATTGACTCTATTACTAGATCTTCAATTAAGTTTTGCTCTTGGCTACTACCAAAATTATTGAAATAAAAATTAGTTGCCACTTTATCCTACCATGTGGTAAGCTGGTAATGTGTATGATGTCATCATTTCTTGTTCTAGAGCTTCAATCTCTCCCTTGGCATCATCTTGAATCTTTTCGCCATTGAACTGAACACCGCCTGGGAGAACCATACCAGTGAACTTCGTTAGGTTTGAACCCCACTGATACTTAATCTGGGCTGTTGCATAAAGAGCTAACCAACGGTCTGACCAAACATCCGTAAATGTATCTGGGTTAATAATTTGATATGCTTCAACAACAAAAAATTCACCCTCTACCGCTTGTGTCCAATCCATATCAATAAACAATTGGTCTTTATGTCTGCTATAACGCACAGGCTTTTGGCCAACAAGAATCTCTTCAAGAAACTGAATATGCTGCATTGCCATGACATATGGTACCATTGATTGTGTAGTCAATGTATAAAGATC